ATGACACTAAATTTTTACTTGGATAAGCCGAAGTCCGAAGGGGATACGGCTATCTACCTGTACCTGCGTACCGGTACTCAAACAATCAAGATAAAGACGGGGCAATACATTACCCCCAGGCACTGGAATACTAAGGCGGATAAAAGCGGCAACCACGTGAAGCGGTCATATATCGGCAGCCTAGAGTTTAACGGTTGGTTGGCTGGATTCAAGGCAGACATCCACAAGCTTTATAACAAGCTTACCGCTGGGAATAGCGCAGTCACTATGCAGGAGCTCAGAGAAGCAATCGAGGATTTCCAGCTTAACAAAGAGCCCGCTGCAGCCTCGGGCTTCTTTGACCACTTTCAAAGTTTTATCGATATAAATACGACTGAACGCAGCAAAGCTACTATTGCAAAATACAAGGTTGTGAAAAAGCACCTGGAGAAGTTCTGCAAGGACCAGCGATATAGCTTAAGCTTCGATACTGTTAATTTACACTTTTTCGACTTGTTCAAAACTTTTGCAATCCAGACACTCAAGCATACCGATAATACGCTTTGGAAGGATTTCGCCATTGTAAAGACTTTCATGAATTGGGCACTGGACCGGGGCCTACACCAGAACCTTATTTATAAGAAGTTTAAAGCACCACAAAAAGATGCTGAAACCATCTACCTAACTGAGGCTGAGCTGATGACATTGTATAATGCGGATCTGTCAAAGGATAAAAAGCTTGACCAGGTGCGTGATGTTTTCTGCTTTGGGTGCTTTACCGGGCAGAGGTACTCTGACATAGCAAATCTTAAGCGTACTGACATCAAAGGAGACCGTTGGGTGCTTCGTACGGTAAAGACTGATAAGCCGCACCAGGTACCTCTAAATGCGTTCGCTCTGGCCATACTTGAAAAATATAAGGATGAACTAAAGCCTCTGCCTGTGATCAGTAACCAAAAGACAAACGAATATCTGAAGGATCTAGGGGAACTGCTGGAGATCGATGAGCCTACAACCTTATATAAGCGCCGTGGGAATGAAAAGCTATCTAACATGCAGCCTAAGTATAAGTTCATCGGTACCCACACTGCCAGGCGTACCTTCATTACTCTGTCTCTTGAGAAGGGTATGCGGCCGGAGGTGGTAATGCGTATTTCCGGCCACTCCAATTACAGCTCCTTTAAGAAGTATATCAAGCTTTCGGAGAAGGTAACAGAGCAGGAAATGAATCAGATCTGGCAGTTGCCGGCGCAAATGAAGGTGGTATCTTAATTTGGGATGTATGGAAAAATATAATGTAGGAGGGCTCATACAGTCAGATTTTGAGCACATAGTTAACTTAAATGACTTCTTTACCACTCAACCGTTAAGCATATATAGTAAAGTTAACATGGCTATATATGATGAGTTAAACATGATCCGGGTGAAAGCAGGTTTTAGGACAGGCTTTTGGGAGCCATTAAATTTTTTTAATACACTTTACGATCAGTTTTATATTATCATGGAATATTACCTAGAACCATATACCGTTTTAGGTCATCTCTATAGTTTAGAATTAGATACATATCAACTTGCTTTCCTGTTTAGTTCTTTAAGTAAGTTTCAAGTCATACAATACAGTGTTACTGAATCCGCAACTACTGAAGAAATAGAGCAGTGCAAACAGGCAATGCTTTTTATGTTGTTTCTGGTTGGTAAAGAATGCGATAGGCTATGGGATTTTATTCAGGAGGGGCAAAATGATAAAAGTAGATATGCTTACACATTTGAGTTAACAGAACCTGTGTTGGAGCATTTTACGACCTTGCAAGAAAAAATTAACTTCCTGCATAGCCAAATAGATTGCTGTGAGCAGGAAGTAGCTCAGGCACCAGAGAAGTTTACAGATAACGGACGTGTATATATTGAAAGATGCCTTCTCAAAATTAAGTACTTTAAAAGGCTAATGGCAGAAGAAAACAAAACTTATACTGTTGATAGGGGCGAAGAACAACTAGCAGGGGAAGAATACCCTCCTAAAGAAGATCCTTCTTTTGAATGGCTTTTCAGAGATAAGGGAAAAATAAGCCCATTAATTAAAGCACTCCAGGCAAGAGGTTGTTTAGATAAGAATGAGTCTTGGATAGATGAGCCTACTCACATTGTACGTCTTTATACAGCTTTATTAGATGCTAAAAGAATAAAGGAAATCAAATTGACACCTTTAGGTCGTATCTTTTGTAAAAGATTTAAAATTGAGCCTAAAGCTTTTAGTGATAGGACTGCACGAACAAGAGTATATGATGATATATATGATGAATTTTTTAAGTTAAGTACTAATATTTGATATTGTTTACTTCCGATATTTGATATTGTTTACTTCCGATTACTTCCGATTACTTCCGTTCGGAAAGTGCGGAAGTAATCGGAAGTAAAGATTAAATTCCTTTGCCTCATAACCTAACTTAAATAGTTATGAATGTAAAGGAATTTTCTTTTATAGCAACACTTTCTCCAGATGAGCGACAATTGTTAGTGCAGGAAGTTGTGGAAGCGCTTACGCCATTATTGTTAGCTAAAGCAGATGCTACAATACTTGAAACTGAGCAACCAATCTCTAAGGTTGAGGCATGCCGCTTGTTACGTTGTTCCCAACCTACAATGACGAAATGGATGGCTGAGGGAAAAGTGCCGTTTTATCGTAAAGGGCGCCGTGTTTATTTCTTCAAGTCTGAAGTATTATCCTCTCTTGAACAACCATTTAAAAGAGCATAGGAGGCCATATGGGAAAAGGATCATGTTTGCAGCAGAAAAGGGGGCGATATGAATAAGGTATCAATCTTCCCTAAAATCAATGTTACAAGGAATGGGTCAGATGTAGAGTTGCTTTCTATTTTAAATGATATCTGTGATGGGCGCTGGCGGGAAGTAATAACAACTTTAAGGAATTTAAAGACCGAGGAGGAACAGAAGCAGTTCAAAAGTGACATGCTCCCTTATTTTACGGTTTCGGGCACATTTAGGCATAGAGACCAAAAGGGCTTAGAGCAGCATAGTGGTTTCGCCTGTCTTGATATTGACAAAAAGCAAAACCCAGGGGTTAATTTCAAGGATCTCCGTAAAGTAATTGAAAAGGATAACTATACTTATTCTTGCTTTCTGAGCTGCAGGGGGTGGGACGGCGGTCTTGCAGTAATTGTAAAGATCCCCACTAAATACCACGAAGCCAGTTATCGTGCTTTAAAGGAATATTTTGAAACAACATATAGTATTGCGTTAGACAAGACCTCTAATGTTGCCTGGCCACGATATGTGAGCTATGATCCTGAATTATATCTGAATCATGATAGTGAGACTTTCGAAGAACTGCAGGAGGAAGAAGCTGCGTTAGTAGAAAGCCAGACCAGTCCATGCAAAGCCCCTATTTACCCAGCACCTACAAGGCCGACTAATTATGGGCACACAGCATTGCAAACCGCAGTTAGGAAAATACTTGATGCTCCACAAGGATCAAAGCACCATATGCGTAGAGATATGGCCTATTTATGTGGGGGGTATGTTGCTACTGGTCTTCTCTCAGAACATGAGGCGCAGCAGGCATTAGAACAAGCTATCATGCATACTAGCCCTAAGTCTGCATGGAAAGTCGCTTTTGCTACCGTTAGGTCTGGAATAAAAAAAGGGCAGGAAAAACCGATTCTCCCAGAGCCTTTGGCCTATATTGCTTATGAAAGCAAGTCGCACGGCGACCAAAAGGAGTTGGTGGCGCAAAAGATAGCAGTTAGTCACGGAGGCAATGCCCAAGCAATACAGGCGGCAGTGGAAGCAATTTATGAGGAACGGGAAGAAACGATTCTTGCATTCTGGGATGTGCTTTATGATGAGAAAAAGGACATCTATAAGTTGCATTTATCCCACGTTAAGTATGCTGAGTTCCTTGATGGGGCCGGATTCCGGAAGTATCGAAGGGGCAAAGATGTATCTATTGTTCGGGTGTCGAACAACATTGTTTCAGAAGTGGTCATGGACCAGATTCAGACATTCATTTTGGACTATCTGAATGAGCTACCTTTTCATTTCGACCATGTGTTTCGCTCACAGGTTATAGACCAGGTAATGCGGGAGCACCGGCATTTCTTCGACGAGCGCAAGATGGGGTTTCTTCGTGAATTGCAGGATGAGTTTCTTCGGGATGATAAAGATACGGCTTACTTTTTCTATAGGAATGGCTTTGTTACAGTAAAACCGGAAGCTATCTCTTTTGCATCTTATACAGAGCTCCCAAGCTTTATATGGCAAAAGCAGATACGCGATAGAGATATTCAGCTCATGCCTGCGGATGAGGTAGGCAATTGTGATTTTAGTAGGTTCCTGTATAATTCATCGGGTCAGAATCAGGAGCGATTACTTTCTTTGTATACACTTATAGGTTATGAGTGCCATGGGTATAAGGACCCATCAAACACAAAAGTTGCTATTCTTGTAGATCAAGCGATCAGCGAGAATCCGTCCGGCGGTACAGGTAAATCATTAATTTTTAAAGCAATTGGTAAGGTAGTGCCCATGGTGCTGGTGGACTGCAAGACTATGGATTTTAAAGATAAGTTCTGGTCTCAGGAGGTTAATGAATTTACCCGTGTTGTTTTCTTTGATGATTGGGACGGACGGCGCTTACCTTTTGATAAGCTTTTTGTAATGGCCACTGGTGAGATGAAGATAAACCGGCTCTACCAGGGGCAAACAAGTTTAGCTTATGAGACCTCTCCTAAGATTGGGATTACCACCAATGATATGATCAGTGGTGCAGGAGATAGCCATGCTAGGCGAAAGTTCGAATTTGAGATAGCACCCTATTATAGTAAAGACTTCAATCCTAAAGACGAGTTCGGGCGCAATTTTTTTGATGACTGGGAAGAAAGCGAGTGGAATTCCTTTGATAACCTAATGATGGGATGTTGTCAGTTATTCCTCAAGCGGGGACTATTAGAGCCTGCTCCAATAAATCTCAACAGGCGCAAACTTTTGCAGGCCACCAGAATAAGAGGTCAACAAACCGGTTTTGCCTCTTTTATGGATGCAAAGCTTAAGGATGATAAAGGGTTATGGCTCTGGGCCGGAGGGGAGTATGTTATATCTAAACCAGGAACTTTTGAGGATTTCAAATCGCAGGAAGGTATCCCTGACGGAGCCCTCTCTGCAATGGAATGGGACAAGTGGCTTAAACTATATGCTCAATTTGAGGGGCTGGATGTAGATACTAAGAAGGAGAAGAGAGACGATATAGGCAATAAGTTCAGAGCTGCTATATTTAGCCAAAAAATCCTATAATGAAGTTGCGACACATCTTGCGACAGATAGCTAAGGGTGCGACAAACTTTCCTTAGTGTGTCGCAGGTGTCGCAGGTTTGGATATTAATGTCGCAGATAAATATGCACAACCTGCGACAGCAAAAACCTCAATTTAAATAAATAGATGAATCTACTTCTCCATTTGTCGCAAGGTCGCAACTAGAATATGAAAAAATTTAATGATCCATCGAAATTCTAAAATAACCAATATTTAATTGTATAAAATAAAGATAGATGGTGAGATAATAATTATATAAAGAAATAACACCTAAAGGTTGCGACACTGCGACAAAGTTTATAAAATACAAATCATTTGCAGTCAAATGGAATCACTTACACTAGCCAAACCGCTAACAATTATTAATAGAATTTCTTTTGATAAGGAGTTCAATAAGTATCCGGATCCTTTCCCAAGATGGGGAAGAGAAACCCTCCAAACGCTTAAGGACTCAATAAAAGAATGTGGTGCGCAGGACTCTTTTCTCATAAAAGTAGCCAATCAAATAAGTCATTTTGAGTTTATTCATGAAAACGAGGACGGCTTTTTCTACAGTCATGAGGTAACTTATAAGCATTAGAAACGATATAGTATCTGTTTTAGCGCGTTCTATAATGCCTAAGTCCCTTTTCCGCAGCCCTGTGGAGGGGCTTTTTTTATTTTAGGTTATTATGAAAGAGCAAGGGGAAATAACAACAGATCAATTTAGATATCAAGCAGGAAGACCCAAACCCGGGAACAATACAACCAAACAAATATTTTGCTTGAAATCAGGGTATGGTGTACAACTGGTACTCTTTACAGATTTGCTTCCTAATGGTAAAAAGCAAGAATCAAACCGACGTACCTATACGACTCATGATATCAGAATGGTTAAGCAGGACTACACCCACGGCTGGATCAAAGGCCCCGAGATGGCAGAGAAGCTGGGTGTGCCTTACCCTTCTTTCAAGCAATTTGTTAAGCGCAACCCTGATCTTAAGAAAGGATACCATACCAAGCTAAGTCCCTTTTCCGCAACTTGACAGAAATGCCTTTTTATTTTCGGGTATTATGGAAGAGCAGAAGAAACTCACCGCAAAAGAGCAGCGCTTCGTGGAGGAGTACTGCAAGGATTGCAACGCTACGCAGGCCGCCATCAGGTCGGGCTACAGCCAAAAGTCGGCATATTCGATAGGTTGGGAAAACCTGAGAAAACCTGAGATTTCTGAAGCGGTAAAGGCAAGGCTCAATGAGCTCGCCTTGCCTGCCGAAGAGACAACAAAGCTGATAACCGACATTGCCAAGGGTGACATAAAGAACTATTACACCATCACGGAAGTGGAAGAGTCGACGCGCATAAAGGTGCCGCTTTCCCATGTGATCGAGAGCATCCGAGAAGAGATGGCATTCGAGGAGGAGTACGCCGCCCGCGCTGAGCTGGACGAAGATGAGCTGAAGAGCCACAAGGCAGCGCAGGCCAAGCGCCGCCGGCAGATCATTCGCCACCATTTGGAGCTAGAGCGAGACCCGCAGGCCACTGGCTATGTGCAGGGTCCACCGCAGAAGGTGAAGCGCACTGAACTAGACATGGTGAAGTTGATAGAAGATAAGCAGGCTGGGCGCATTAAAGCTATTATCCCCTCAGAACACGGGCTGAAGGTGGAGCTATATCCAGCGGATGCAGCTCTTGACAAGTTGGCCAGAATGCATGGTCTTTACGAAAAGGACAACAACCAGAACATCAGTCTCACTTGGCACGAGGAGCGCACCTATGAAGCTAACGATCAAGCAGACTAGAGCACTCGACATATTGGAGGACACCACCACCACGGAGCTGCTGTACGGCGGCGGCGCGGGCGGTGGCAAATCTGCACTGGGGTGTTACTGGCTGCTGAAAAATTGCCTTCGCTATCCTGGTACCCGCTGGCTGATGGGCAGGTCGAAACTCAAGAGCTTAAAGGAAACCACCCTCAACACTTTCTTTGAAATCTGTAAGCTCCAGGGAGTGAGTACCTCGGTTTACCGATACCACCAGCAGGACAACATTATTTATTTTTCCAACGGATCCCAGATCATTCTGAAGGATTTATTCCTGTATCCCAGTGACCCGAACTTTGACAGTCTGGGCTCGCTTGAGATCACAGGAGGGTTTGTTGATGAGTGTAATCAGATTGTGCAGAAAGCATGGCAGATTGTTAAGTCTCGTATTCGTTACAAGCTTGACGAGTTCAACCTGATACCTAAGTTGCTCGGCAGTTGCAACCCTGCGAAGACGTGGGTTTACACTTACTTCTACAAGCCATTCAAGGAAAAGGCACTGGAGCCTTTTAAGGCCTTCATTCAATCTTTGCTTTCCGATAATCCGCACGTCTCGAAACACTACCGTGATAACCTGCTGACACTGGATAAGGCTAGCAAAGAGCGTTTGCTGTTTGGTAACTGGGAGTACGATCAGGACCCCGCTAAACTCATGGATTATGAAAAAATTATTGACTGCTTCACGAACGACTTTGTGCCTGGTGGCAAGAAATACATTACTGCTGATATTGCTCGCTTTGGAGCTGACAGCTCTATCATTCTGCTATGGGATGGCTTTCGTGTCGTGGGAATTAAGGTGCTTAAAGGTGCATCGGTCACTGAAGTTGCAGCGGCTATACGTGAAATGGCGAGACAGCATCATATACCGCTATCGCAGGTTGTTGTCGACGAAGACGGTGTGGGCGGTGGTGTTAAGGATATACTGCGTTGCAAAGGTTTCCTGAACGGAAGCAAGGCACTGCAGGGGGAGAACTACGCCAACCTGAAAAGCCAGTGTTACTTCAAAATGGCTGAGCGTGTGCAGGCGGACGGGCTGTATATCCAGTGCGAAGATCCAGCGCTTAAGGAGAAGATCATTGAGGAAATGGAACAAGTGAAGCAAAAGGATATGGATAAGGACGGCAAGAAAGCAGTGATTCCTAAAGAGGAAGTGAAAGAAATACTTGGTCGTTCGCCTGACCTTTCCGATGCGCTAATGATGCGCGAAATTTTTGAATTAACTAAGTCATCTTTTGGATACGCATAATGAAGAAACACAAACTAACCCCCGCAATGGACGACGCTTTGAAGCAGTTTGCTGAGCGCCTGCCGGTACCCGAAACCAAATACCGCACCCCTCAGAAGGGGCACGTGCTGCTGGCCGACGACCCGAACCTGTTGGATGCTAAGGGCAATCCGCTGGATCCGGAAAAGGAGTATTACATCGGCTCGCCCACCAACGCCACCAACCACCTGCGCAGGCTCCGCAAGGCGTTCCGGGATGGCGGCAAAGATGCGGTGGTGGAGTACCTGCGCCCTTACGAGAGCTTTCTGGCGCAAGAATAAAAACCCCTATTGAGGAGGGGCTTTTATATCTACTTTTTGGGCTTTGATGGTGGTGTTGGTATCCTGGGCGGTGGCGGTAATGGTGTCCCTTTGGTCCCTGGTTTGGGTTCGCTCGGTTTTGGCAGTACTGGTCTGGGTGGAGGTGGTTTGGTCATTTTTTTGAGGGTTTAAAACATTTGTAGATGAAAAATAAATAAGAGAACATACACCAACTAAAAGAGTTATTAGTGGAGCATATGTTGTAAAATTTGAATTGTCGTCAAATCTTTTGGTGAGGTCATAGTGGCTTCGAAACATTTCCATTACTTCATCAGAACTCTGCTCAATTTGTCTCAATTTTTTTAATCTATCTTTTGCTGATAAAGTCTCTTCATGGTCATTAAAGTCTAAATTACTATACTCATTAGATACCTTTACCCAAGAGCGTTCAACAACGGTATGCACGTGTATTGACCATATAGTAGATGCAAGGCTTAACAGGAGCGTCAAACCAAGGAAAATCCATGGTGTTACAAGATATTCAATATTGATAGGATTGTTGCCAACAATTTTTTCCATCAAAGCCATTGATAAAACTAATCCTCCTGATGATATCAATATTAGTGTTTTCTCATACTGTTCATGAGCTTTTAAGAGCCCACTCCTTAACTGATCACTGTAATGTTTGAAATCTATTTTTAGATCTTCTTTACTCATAGCCTAAATATTTATAAGCAATATAATTAAAATATTATATATGAAAAACATCACCCTAACCGACGACACTGGCACCATCATCACCGGCCAGATACCACAAGGCTGGCACGAGGTGCCGCTCTCACAATGGCTTCAATTCGATTTACTAAAAGAAGGTAAGCCAGCAGGTTTGGATGTGGCTATGTTAGTCTCATCGCTTACCAGTTTACCATCTGAAATATTGATGGATGACGTATCGCTGGTGCCTATTATTTTTAATCAGATGAAATGGCTGACAGCCATGCCAGCTCCAAAACCGGCTCTTTGCTTTAATCACTTAAACACAGCTTATGAGCATGTAGGTAATCTGGATAAAGTAAGCATGGCTCAATTCGAGGCATTGCATTCTTTTTTGGAGCAGGCAGGAGATAGCTATATTCAAGCTGCTCCAGATCTCTTGGCGGTGCTTTACAAACCTAAGGGCAGAGCACAGGATCTGGATACTATTAGAGAGTCTAGCGAAGCCTTTCGAAGCCTATCTATGGATAAAGCGTGGAGTGCTATCGCTTTTTTTTTGACCAGCTCAGAGCCATACGCGACTCGCATTCAAAGCTATTCCCAAAGCCGAAAAAAGATGCTTCAGGTGATGACCCTTACGGAGAGAGCACTTGCCACAACACATTCACGGAAGCTATCCTTACGCACAGCCGTCTGGTTGGGCCGGATATATATACGTTACGCGAGAAGGCTGCTGTTGACGTTCTAGAAGTAATGGAGTTTGAGATGCGTCGAGATGACAATAAGGTAATTCGTTAAAGATGATGAAGCGTGTAAAAGCATTATGGAGTCTGCTCACATGTAAAGAGTTTCTTTTGGTGACACTTCGTCCTGATATAAAGAATAATTCTTTCCATACAAAATACATACACAATATGAAGGAGAATGAGGTTAAAGGCATGATCGCAATTATGTATTGCCATACTAAATCAGAAGATGTACTACAAATGGCTAGCGAGTTGCTAGCTAAAAGCATTATCAAAAATTAACCTTTAAATGATGGAGACTTTGGAGCAGACTGTGAGAGTTATATATGGAGGATCAATATTTCTTCTTCCCGACACAGGAGAGGAAACGATTGGGCAGCTTGTATTAAATGTAAAAAAACTTAGTGGAGATGTATGCGAATCGAATTTAATAGCTCGTGATCATAACGGCAGATTATTGGATCAAGGAGAACGATACTCTGAATCTTTTGGCCTTGTCATTTTAAAAGCTAGTTAGACTACTTTGAACAGTAGGAGGCTATTTGTAGCTTTTAACGCCAAAACTGTCCTTTACTTCCTGCCTAATACGTTGTATCAAATTGTAAGCTCTGGTAGCCGTATAGGATGTTAGGAATGCAATCTCACGGTAAGTGAGGCCGTGGATGTGCAGGTCGAACACTTCGTATTCATGTGGCGGGTAATGAGAAGAGACAAATAGCTTAATAGTGGTGGCTATTGCACTACGAGCCTCAGCATCATCTTCTGCCTCTGGAATTTCATCAGCTATCGTATTTGAAAGCGGCAAAATATATTTTTTATCTCTCTGTGCATGATAAAAATTATACTTTATAGCTGATATTAAATAAGCTATAAAGCTTCCCGTGAAGCCATGGACAAGTATCCTATCATAGCATTTAATTAGAGCATCAGAATATAGGTCGTGCGCCTCGTCTTGATCTTTCGTCAAAGATTTGGCATACCTGGTCAGTAACTGGGTGTGTTGAGCGGCTGCGCGCATAAAGGACTGCGCCTGTTCTTCGTGCATCATTAGTTTAAGGTTGTCCTCTAATTTATATGATGCCCTTTTAGCAGTTTTGTAAAGGGTACTTATACTACAACTTAGGATATCAGGAAAGCTTTCTAAGCATGTTGCTCTTATTACTTTGTTTTTAAAATATTAACCTGTGTTGGACTCTATAAAATGCTAACTAAAGGCAGGATATTAAACTTATTTTATATATTGCTCCAGCTCTGGCGGGTGGTGGGCGGCCTGATCAGCAAGTTCCCGAACACCAGGTACGAGTGGCGCAGAAAGATGAGCCACATGGAGGCGGACATCTTCGAACTGCGCCAGGAGATCAAGAACATGAAGAAACGGCTGGGGGAGTAAATATATGTGAAAGGGACTGTAGAGAGTTGGAGATTAATGAATTCGTAAACTTTTTATCTAATTATACATCTAGCAAATTTACTATGGGTGGAAGAAACCTACACGAAAAAGCCTTTGACGAAGCCACTCTAGCCAAGCTGGAAATATTTGAAAATTATACCAAGTCTTGGCTACCAACTTTTGTAATGCAGTCTTCTCCAGTCATCTGTATTTTCGACCTGTTTGCAGGTACAGGCTACGATATTAATGGTGTACCAGGTAGTCCTATTCGAATTCTTCAGGTTATTAAGCAGTTTATAGGTGAAATTTTCAGAAAAAACGTAAAGTCTATAAGGCTTTATCTTAATGAATATGAGGAAGAAAAATATGTTTTACTAAAGGCGGCTATTGAAAAATTTCTCGCTGAAAATAAAGACGTAGGACGGATAGTGACTTACCAAATCGATCAAAAAGATTTTAATGTCATTTATCCAGAACTACTTCCAATTATATCTCAATTCCCAAGTTTGGTATTTTTGGATCAGAATGGTGTTAAATTCACGAATATAGAAAACCTGCTAAAACTGGAAAAAACCAGCCAGACAGACTTTCTTTTCTTTATATCCTCTTCATATTTTAAAAGGTTTGGGGAAACAAAAGAGTTCTCTAACTATCTTAAAATTGATGCTGCAGTTCTCAAGAGCAATCCTTATAAGTTTATACATGAAGTTGTTGTTAAAGCAATTGCTCAACAGTTGCCTACAAATACCAAATTGAGACTTTATCCGTTTTCGATTAAGAAGCAGACTAATATTTACGGTTTGGTATTTGGCGCGAAGCATCCAAGGGCTGTTGAGAAGTTTTTAAATGTTGTGTGGGAAAAAAATCCAATAAATGGTATAGCAAACTTTGATATAAACGAAGACATTGCAAAATCAGGTCTTCAGTTTAACTTGTTTGCTGAGCCAAAGAGAACTAAAATAGAAAAGTTTAATGAGCTCCTAGAAAGCACTCTTCAAGAACATAAGTGCGTCACTAACAAGTTTATGTATTTATTTACTCTGGAGCAAGGCCATCCACTTAAGCATGCAAATGCACACCTAAAATATTTAAAGAAAGTAGGTAAAATTTACTACGATACACGAACTCCTAAACTGGGCTATAAAGAAGCGTACAAAGGGGATGAACCTGTATCCATTAATTGGGTTAATGTGAAATAATGCTAAAATAATTAGACAATAACTAATATAATTAGTAATTTAGCAATAGTTATAGCTAAATTCGATAAACTATAAGATGGCAGAATCAAGCATAGAATGGACAGAGGCAACTTGGAATCCAACTACTGGATGTACAAAGGTGTCGCAGGGTTGTAAGTTTTGTTATGCGGAGGTAATGCACAAAAGGCTTCAGGCTATGGGTATTCAGAAGTACAGCAACGGATTTCGTACTGTGACAACCCATCCCGAAGTCCTCAACCATCCTAGAAAGTGGAAGCCTTCCATAATATTTGTTAACAGCATGAGCGATCTTTTTCATGAGGAAATTCCTTTTGATTTCGTTCAGCAAGTTTTTAAGGTAATGAATGAGTGTCCTCAGCATACTTTTCAAGTGTTGACTAAACGCGCTGAGCGACTGGAAGAACTGGCTCCTTTACTTACTTGGACACCTAACATTTGGATGGGTGTATCTGTAGAGGATGGTAGTGTTACTGATAGAATCAACCATTTGAGAAGAACTGGAGCTGTGGTAAAGTTCCTTTCCCTAGAACCGCTGATAGGCCCTTTACCAAGCCTAAACCTCAATAGCATTGATTGGGTTATTGTAGGAGGCGAATCTGGCAGGAACCCTAGGCCAATGAAAGCTGAATGGGTTGTTGATATCCAGCAACAATGCGACGTGGCTAGAGTAGCATTTTTCTTTAAGCAATGGGGAGGAAAAAATAAAAAAGCAGCTGGAAGAGAACTCAACGGCAGAACTTACGATGAAATGCCAGTAGCAACAATGTAATGCAATAAAAAAGCGGCTGGTGGGCCGCTTTTTTATTGCCCTTGCTTCTCTAACAAAATTAGCATCAACTATTATTATTAGCATTCGTTTCGTTTCTTTGCTTAAAGACAACGACAACTATGGCAGCCACATTCAAACCCGTACTGAAGGCGGAGAAGAAGCAGGACGGCACCCAGGCGGTGCGCATACGGGTGACCAAGGAACGGGTGGTGCGCTACTATAATCTGGGTATTATTAATACTATTGAGGAAGATAAATATTATCTAGCCCATGCAGCTCAGACTGTCAGAGTATAATTCTAATAAGTTACAGCAAAAATGCGACGTGCCAGCCGCATTTTTGCTGTAGTCAAACAATATTATGCTTACAAGTAGGTATTGCTAAATTATCGCCTTGGCTTACGCATTCGCTTACTTTTCTTGTAAGCCATTAGAGAAGCACGAGAATATCTTACTGATCGCCCTATTTTGCTATAAATTATTAGCGTTCCAGGTCTGTTGCGTTCAATTTCTAGAGTTTTTACACTCACGCCCGTAATTTTGCTAGCCTCTTTGCTAGTTACCTCCTCATCCAAGAGTTCCCCCAGTTCTTCCACTCTTTTTGAAAGCATCTCAATTTTGGAAATAAGCTCGTAAAATTCAGCTTTTTCAAGTAGTATGACCTCTTGCATATTATGGAATTAGTTAAAGTATGTTTATAGACATTTAAAATTAGTATCAGTAGTGCCAAAACTATGATTTGCTAACAGTGTGTTGCTGAGGCAATGGAGGCAAATGCTAAAGCATTCCTCTAGAGCACTCACCGAGATACTAGTAATCCATTAAGCCTATCAGCTAACTACATATACTCCTAGGACCTGGTGGAGTGGATTCAGAGTAATTACTGGAGCACGAATAGAATTAAAAAATAACTAAAATCGATAGGTAATTCATTAAAGTACCCTAAAAAGATGAAATAGAGCCATTAAAGTTAGTTTTAAGTTAAGCTAAAAGTGAAAGGCTATAACTGATTAGAAGGCAAAATGGCACTAACCAAAACCTACACCATCGAGATACAGATGGACGCTGCCCAGCAAAAACTGGCGGATGCACAAAAGAAACTTAGAGAGTTGGATCAGGAGCTGGAGGGGCTCAACCGTGATTCCCCTGCAGCCAAGGCTATTGTTGCGGAAATGGCAAAGGTGGCTAAGGAGATTGAGGGGATAACCAATCAGACAGAAACTTTCAGCAGACAGTTAGATGCCCTAAAACCCGGCTCACTGGGCGCATTGAAAAAGGAGGCTAAAGACCTTGAAGCTTCTCTCGATGGCCTAGTGGTAGGCTCTCAGGATTACGAAGATTCACTTAAACGACTTGCTGATTTAAAAGTACAGATTAACAGCCAACCAGCCGCTGAAGTATTTAAGCAAGGCTCTCTGGGGGCAATGAAGGAAGAGGCTGAGGCACTGGAGAAAGAGTTGCAACAACTGGTAAAAGGAACGCAGGAATTCAAAGATAAAACGCTGGAATTAGGTCGTGTTAAAGGCTCGATAAAAGAAATCGAAGATGCAATAGACGCTTTGGATCCAAAGGCACAGGCAGGTGCATACTTAGATTTTGCTAACGGCATGACAGGCGCTTTTGGAATCGCTACGGTTGCTGCTGAAAACTTCGGATTAGCCTCAGGAGGAAGTGCTGAGGCTGTAGAGAAGAAGATGCTGCAGTTAATGACTGTAATGCAATCTTTCGAGGCTATACATAAAGCCCTTAATTCCGAGACTCAGGCAGCAATGAAAAATATGTTTAGCTCGGTTTCTTCCAGTATAAAATCAATATTGGGGATGGGAAATAGTTGGACCATTGCTGGAGTAAAAGCTCGGCTCTTTGGAACCACTACTAGGGCGGCGTTGACTGCAACCGGTGTCGGACTATTTATTGTGCTCTTAGGTACTTTGATAGCCAACTGGGACTGGGTTACAAAAAAGGTTGGTGAGTTCAGGAATAGTGTTGCAAAGTATCTTCCCGCCGTAGGAGATTTTATTGATGGAGTAGTGGCGAAGGCTCGGGACTTGGCAAATGTGTTCACCTTTGGATTTATAGATGATGCTGTTACCGCTGCCGTCAAAAAGTTAGAAGAAAAAGAAAGGCAGCTTACCGAAGCTCGTATCTCCAATAGGAAACGGTATATTGCTGAAGAGGAGGCTGCAGGACGCAGTGTGTATGTTTTAAAGCAACAGCAGCTAGCTGATGAGCTTAAGTTATTAGAGAAGGGCTCACAAGAATATATGGATAAGCTCTCGGAAATTCGGGTTCTAAAGGCATCACATGATAGAGCCTTAGGGGAACAGGAGGCAAAAGCAGCTAAGGAAGCCGCCGATAAACGTAAGTCCGAAGCAGTTAAATTCAAGCAAGAGGCTGAGAAAGCGGCTGAAGATGTTTACAATTTAATAAGGCAGGCAGAGGCCGACGAGTTTAGTGCACGTGCTGAAGCCAGGGGTAGACGCTACGAAATGGCCAAGGCTGCTGGAGCAAGAGAGCAGGTGTTGCTTCAGATCCAAATTGATGCCTATGGTGAACAACAACAGGAGTTGCTTGATCAGGGTAAATATCACAGCGAGGAATGGTGGAAGCTTGAAAACCAGAAGCTCGCTAACCTGAAATCCATCCAAGACCTAGATAAGCAGGAGCGGGAGAAGGCCCAGTCCGACCGGGAGAAAATGCGTCAGGATGAGCTTGATAAGATGGATACCGAATACCAGAAGCAACGGGTAATCCTAACGATGCGGCAAGCAACTGTCGAGGAGTTTACAAATTTAGAGTTGTCTCACCTTAAAGTTAGAGCAATAGCACTGGAGAAAGCCGGCAAGCAATTCACAAAAGAATATGAGGATATCATTAATGCCATTAGAGAAATAGAGGGACGATTGGTAGAGAAGAAAGGTGGAATACTTCAAAGGCTCTTTGACGGGTTATTCGGCCATCTGTCTCAAGAGCAGCAGGATATTGTAAAGGAGCAGCTAGCATCAATTGTTCAGAATGCCTTATATGTAGCTGATTCACTTCTACAGGAGGCATTTATTAGACTCGATACTCAGGCGGAGGTGCTGGATAGTCGGCTTATGGATCTGCAGGAGCGTAACCAGCAAATAAATGATCAATTGAATGAAGCTGTTAGGCGTAGGGAGGATTTAGAAAGCCTATTAGATAGTTCACTCGGAGCCAAACGCGAACACCTGATACAGCAAATCGCGAAGGAAAGGCTCGAGGAGAAAAAGCTTATAGATGAGAAAAAGAAAGCCGCGGCTGAGGAGTCTAAGATTGCAAAGCAAAAGGAGGAAATCGAGCAGAAGCGCCAGGAACTGGAGGCCAAAGGAAGGACATCGCAAGAAGCAGGAATTGCTATTTCACAGACTGCAGCTGCTTTTGATGCAGTTGCGGGCGCTGTAGCAGCTGTTAAGTCCGGTGCAGGTGTCCCATTCCCTGGGAACCTTGTGGCCATTGCAGCAGGTATTGCCTCGGTTGCAGCTGCTGTTGCGTCTGCAAAAAAGCTGGCCTCTACAGTTAAAGCTGCAAAGTTCGAGCATGGTGGATCGCCTAAGGAGGTTAGCGGTTTGGTGAAAGGGCCAAGTCACGCACAAGGTGGCGTTCCCTTTACGGTAAAAGGTGTACCTGGCTATGAAATGGAAGGGGATGAATTTATTGTGAGTCGGTCTGCCTATGCCAACAATCGAGAAGCCATTCAACGCATCAACGCGATCGGGCGAAGCGTACGTTTTGTGGCCATTCCGGAACACCAGATCAAGCGCAGAGCGAACGGGGGGGAGTCTGAATCAGGGGCAGGGGCGGCTTCTGCTCAGGTTGCCGTGGTGGGCGATTCAGCGCCATTGGCGGCTGATGAACTGGCGGCTATCCGTGGGTTGTTGGAGCGAATAGAGCAGCATTCCGCCATCACGGCAGATAAAGATCTAACGCTTCATATTGGGTGGAGTGAAGCAAAGCAAATAGACGATATAAACACTCAAAGGAAACAGGACGAACAAGCAGGGAAACTATTTGGATAATAGATATTTAGAGTATATTTAAGAAAAAATATAAAACTTATGGAAGAAGATAAAGAAATAACAAAATCAGTAAGATTAGATGAGAAAGACTGGTTCCTACAATCTCTAGTAAGAACTGTTACCGGAACAGACCATAGAATTGGAATGACTTTTTTAACTGGTGGCCTCTTGGTGTCAGGCTATGTCGTAAGTGGGCATAAGTACTTTGAGGCTATAGCAAAATTATATTCATCGAAAGAAGAAGTGCAACAAAGCATTGCAAATCTTGCCGAAGGGTATCTTCCAAATGAATCAGGAGAAATTTTGGCTATGCAAGACCTACCCGCTTTCATACATTTACAGGATGCAAAATACTATAATACATTTGGTCAACCAATACCTGGTAAAGAGGGAGTTTGGTGGCGTGGAACTTTGTTAAACATTAACGGATACAACTTTGGTGTTTTGGGGTTCCCAAGTAGAGATGATCAAGTAGAGCAATAATAAATAAAATAAGGACGAGAGGGCGGCAAAAATATTTCAAATGTATTCGATCAGGTTTCTTTTAAACAAAAAGGGCTTCCTTTCTTCTGCAGATTGGTAGCCCTTTTTTTCACATCAGAGGCAACTAATGTGTTAGTTAGCAAAGATACATAAAACTAATGAAGCAAGCGATTTTAAAGGGTTCGAGTCCATCAAAGAGAAAGGAAAGATTTGTTAAGTGCCTTCTAATAAAGAAAAATTGAATAATCGGACACAGTTCGGACATAATATAGAGGTTAGGAATAAAGGGAATTGTGAAATCATGCTTTTACCAGTCTGCATCTTGTGCTCCTATACCCGCTAGCTTGTTGGCTTCCGCTTTAAGAATAATATTCATTTCCTGCATATTCTTATCATGAATCTTGGCGGTTTTTCCATTTTTAATTTTAGCAGGAAAAAAGCTTTCTAAGGGGGAAGAGCCCGATGACCAGGATACAACGAAATTATTTAGCATGTATCGATATCGTCCATCTTTGAATTCCATTAGGAAATCATACTTGATTATCGTTGTAGAGATTGTTTTAACTTCATTTCTGCCACTGATGAATTTACCAGGTTGCTGCTCCCATATCCTGCCCTTGTTGTTCTGCGTAAGCCAAAAAAGTGCAGTGTTATATAAATTTTCAGCGCTTTTTTCTTTAGTTTCTATCACGCCTTCATAAGTAACCATTCCTGTCTCTGTATGCAGGGGGAAATTATAGAGGCCTATATATTCATAGGACTTGGTTTTTTGGGCGAATGCTTCGCTCGCAATAAAAACAAGTAGAAATCCAATCCCAACAATAGTTTTTCCCATATCTGTATATACTTGATTGCTCAAATATAGTAAAATAGGGGCTGACAAAAAGCTAGTCCTCTAGTACCTGAGCAAATTCTAATACTTGGCCTGTTTTTGGGTCTAAATAGGCTATTATACCTATCACCTCTATAGTCCTGAAGGAGCGCCACTGCTTTTTAGTGTAGTCATAATATGTCTTCACCCTGCTATTGTAAGCTCTAAAGCTTTTAGGATGCTTTGATTTAGGAACTAATTCAAGATTCCTGGTACCATCCGCGAGTCTTATTCTTCCTTTTGGGCTTCCACCCTTCCCTGACCCATCAGTTACAGTACGATAAGTAAATCGGACTGCTGTCTTTCCAAGCAGACGCACTAAATAGTCTTTAGCTGTCCATCCTTTACGAGTATGGAGCTGTAGTCTTTTATATATCTGTTCCAACTGGTAGTTTTTTTGGTGTTCCAAGTGTTTCGCGCGCCTGTTCATCTGTCAGCCCGTAAAAGGTTTTCAGTATGCCAACAGCGGCTTCGTAGTCGATCACCTGTTTGCTGACTCTTTCCATTAAATCCATAATCGCGGTTATACCCCCTACCGAACCGCGAAGGGCTGCCTGCGCCTGGGCGTTGGGATCATTGGCAGATACAGGGTTGAGCGGGTTGCCCTCATCGTCCTCCTCCACCTGACGCGGTTTCATGTCAATCATGGCACGGAGTTCGTCTTCATCTGTGATATCCTGGAGCAGGCTTTCCGAAAAGGTAAACTTTACGGGCAGGTTCGTTACAATGTCCAATGCTGGCGTGTCGGCATCGCCTTTAAGCTCCACACCTTTAACATGGCTAAGCAGCTCCTCAAACCCCTCAATAATGTCCACCTGTTCCGGGCGCACTACCGTGTTGTAGTATAGTTCATAGGCGGTGCGGATGGTGCCAGCGTCACCGCCAAGAGAAGCCCCTCCTGGTAAGCCCACAATAACAGGCGATGGAACCCTGTTAGCAGCAAGAATTTTCTCGACACACAATTCAGAATAGGTGTTGTAAAGCGTGTCGTTGTTTTGGGCGTTATAGCTAAGCACTTCAGCGCCATTGTCACCTGTGATACCGAACAACACCATAAGCTTCTTCCCTTTCGGACCTACGAAGTTCTTTTCCACCTCCTTTTTGAAGGCGTTTCTTTTCTCTTGGGCGGTGCCGGTCGCGTCGTCCTGTGGATCTTCGGGCACAGTGAGTATATTGCCCAGTGCGAAATTGTTCTGCACGTTGGAGAGGTGGAATTCTGCCAGATCGCCTTCAAGCTGCATGTAAGAAAGAGCTGCATCGCATTCCGGTTCAGAAAAGTAATCGTTGCTGTCCGAAGGAGTCATACTCACGTAGAGCTGTACTTTGTCTTGTCGGGCAGTTTCAGGATTAAAGCCCCGGATACGGACTGGCTTAAACTTGGCGTCGCTGCTTTTGCTCCAATCACGGCATAACCAATAGCTTTCAATCACGCCGTTGTCATTCATTGGCTCGGGAGCTACGGTGCGTATAGCCTGGTGATGGATTTCAGCAATGCTGTCACCAGCCTTATTCCAGATTACCTGCACAGCCCAAGCGTTCAGGAAGGCCTGGTCTGCCGCAATGCTGGATAGCTGACGGTTAGCGTGTTTGCCCTCTCCAGCCATATTGCGCATGAATTCATGCAGAGCGGCATTATCCTCATCGTAGGAAAAGCCTTCGCCTCGCAACAAGGCTGTTTTAGTGGCCGTGATGGAGCGTTGCGTAGGGCTGTTTTTTTTAAGCTTGATAAGGTCTCCCCAGTAGCTGTGCTTCCTCCCATACTCAACCCAGCCTTTGCTGGTGTTGACTTTTACCTCTGGCGGCGGGGGAACGCTAAGAGAAACAGATATGTATTCAGCGTGCATAGATTGCTACATTCGTATATTTTATCAAATATAACTGACTGTGCAAGCTATCAAAGGAGAAGGGTACTTCATTAATTTCAATAAGAGCATATTAGGGCAAGCACCTAATATGCTCTTATTGAGTTGGTCCAGGAGCTCCATGTGCCTCCATGTAGAGTATTTGTTTATTACGAAGTACGTGTGCCTACCATCGAGTACCAAGTATTTAGTTTCGAATTGGCTGTAGGTATTCGGGTTAATAGTGCAATCAATTTTAGTTACATGATCGGGTATGGTTTCGCCTATGGTGGTCCACTGGCCGTCATAGCTGGGATTATTAAGAATCTTCAGCCTTTCTCTGAAATGAGCTGATGCGGCGGCATTAAAGATATACTCCTGTCCTTCAATCTCTGCTACAACTTTATAGGCATCATTATATCGCATCAATATAGGTATACCTCCTTCCTCATGAGACCGGCCAATTAAGAGTCCACCTTTGGTACCATCCACTGCATCCCCGCTATCTAAAAAACGTTTTACTGCTTCATGCTTAAAATGAGTAATACCCCAGAAGTTTAATGGATGGTTCATTTTATAATTCCATGTTTTATAAGAAGAGCCTCTAATGCCTCGGTTTTTTTCCGTTCTGCCTGTAGCTGATCTTTCTCAGCTTGTAATAAAGGCCAGCAATCTTCGCCATTATTATTCTGACTTACAAACATTGCTCCCCTACCTGTTAATAGCCAGTTTGCATCAAGATGAGGAAAGACAGAACAAAGCCTAACGCATCCCTCTATTGTTGGCAATGCCTTGCCATTTTCAATGCTTGACACTTGTCCACGGCCCACACCAATAATATTTCCAAGCTCCTCACCGCTTAGTTTTTTTTCTTTTCGAAAGGCTTTGAGCCTGCTGCCAAATGTGGTTTGTTCGGTCATATAAAACAAAAGATATTTGAATGTTAGTTATAAATAAACTTTTTGTTGATTTGTATTGTATAAGCTTATATATTTGTTGCATATTAGCAAACAAAGTTAGCAAAGTATTCTTTAATATAACAAAAAGTTAGTTATGAAGATTGCGGCAAATTATTGTCACACTATTGAAGTAGCTCAATATACAGCCAGTTTCAAGAGCTACAAGCTTAACGGTGTGAAGATGCGCGAGGTGGTAGTGTACCAAAACGGGCAATGGATTTATCGTGACAAGTTTAAGGCAGAAGAGAGGGAGAAGCATGAAACTTACGCCCAAAATTTCATAAAGGCAATGCGGTTGCATGATACAAAGCAATATATGGCTCAGCTTGAAAACATGAAGGGGGTTTAAGTAATGTCACTCATACTCAGTATTGGAAAGAACGGCGGTCTGTATTACCACAATGGCTATACAAAAAGAATCTGCCTTTGGAGATTATCCATAACATTCATTCCCCGTGATATCGACGAGGTGCTAAAGCAACTATGACCCTACAAGCCATACAATCGCTCCTGTGGGGGGCTCTGATGAACTTAAAACAGTCAGGCCAATTAACGGAAAGGGAAGCCGCCAGTATTGCCCTGGTGCGCTTCACCTGGACACGGGAACAAGCCCTGCAAAAACTGAACAAATTATCAAATCAAATACCAGCAACAAATTTCTAAAAACTTAAGCCATGCTTTTAAATTCAAACCTTTCTACAACTGGCACTAACAATATGCTGATCTTAAACCTGCTAATGCAGGAAGGCAAGCAAGCCCACACCACGGAAAATCTAGGCAGCTTCAACAACACAAGCCGCTTCAACTACAACACACCAGAAGAGGAATTAAAGAACTACCAGATACAGGAATTTATCAAATACATCCAAGGTACAAATAGAAGCCACAACGCCTACAACGATCCAAAGTTATTGCAGAGAACACTAGCAGGTGCAGCTATCATAAGCCAGGACTCCTTCTGCTGGCTCAATGGCAAGGTAAGCAAAGGACTAGCTACTGGCCGTCAGTGCGGGGATCGGGCGGATGTTATATCAAGCTTCGAAACTCTTTTTAGTTATATAGGCTATATGGAGCAGTTTCCAGTCCTGTTTGATAGGAACTGGCGCATTATTGACGGCTACCAGAGGTGTCTGGCCGCTCGGAAATTCGATACAATGGAAGTCCCTTATATTATGTACGATATAAGCCTTTAAGGAATCCTATTTTAGAAAGTTATGATTACTTTCCTTTGATTATAACTAAAGACTACTCTAGCTTTTCTCGTAGTTCTGCTTCAACTTTTTTAAGTCGCGAGAGCTTGTTTGGATCTAACTCTTTACTTAAAAGGTGTAAGGTGTAGTAAAGTGCAGTTGTTAATTCTTGGGTGTCAAGCTCATCAAACTTCGCATTAAATACTGCATACTCTAAGATCTTATTCATCTTCAAAACTATTTGTTCATTCTTTCTAACGCTCATATTGAGCATTGTTTATACTTAAAAGCCTGATGGTGTACCTAATAGTACTTAGTGTTAAACCGAAAACTTAAAGAATTATCATGCCTATCCTAAACTATACTACCAAAGTGCCAGCCACAAAAACAGTTGGTGAAATTCAAGAAGTGCTGGCAAAAGCCGGTGCTTCTAAAATCATGATAGATTACATAGATAGAGAACCAGTGGCAGTTTCATTCCTCGCTATAATGCAGAATGGTACAGAGCTTTCATTTCGCTTGCCATGTGATTGGGAGGGAGTACTGGCTGCTCTTGGACGTGATAAGGTAGAACGTAAGTTTCTTACACCTGAGCATGCAAAAATGGTGGCCTGGCGCACGGTGAAGCAATGGGTAGAGGCACAGTTAGCTTTCATAGAAGCAGAGCAAGCTACGATGGCTCAGGTATTCCTGCCATACGCAGTTACCAGTACAGGAGAAACAATGTATGATCGGCTAATTAACGACAGTAAAAGACTTTTAACTTAACAACATTGATTCTGTACACAGTAAAAAGTCTTCATAAAAGAAAAGGGCAGCATCGCGGCTACCCTTCTCTAAACCTTTTTATTTACAAATTTTAGCAAATAAACAACTTGAAGCCTTTGAAAGCAATTTGTTCTTCAATATTCCTGACACTGTCAATCCCCTACCAGCCAATCCAAGGCTTGCCCCTTGTCTGTAAAATCCTGCAGCTCAAAAGGGGTATAAATAAATTGACTGGCGGCCTGTTTGATGCTTTCCTCTATCCTGGCCTCCGTTGCAAAGTCCGCTGATCGTATGCGCGCCAGTTTAACCAATCTGGTTTTCACCAGCCCTGTAGCAAAATACATGATAAGCTCCCTGCTTTCTTCAACCGTTATATTGCTGGTAGCGGCTGCAGTTGAATTAAACAAAACATGCCTGATGTTGTAGTTCCGAACGATGTCCAGCACAATATCCATTGTGTGCTTTACTTCCCGAAGAAGGTAATCCTGAAGGTCCGGGTAATCAATTTCAAGAATGTCAGAAGCTGGATCGTAGTCGAGCTTAAACATGCTGTTCTCAAAGAGGATCATTTGGGAAGGTATTAAGTGTTTTCATTGGTATGGCGCAAATATTAATCAAACTTAATAAATTAATATGATTTGCCTGCCCTCTTTCTATAAAAACACATTATCCAAATGTGAATCCTGGTATAGGGAATCTACAGCCTCCGCTCGCTTCGCTTGCGCTCGTCGATTTTCCTTTGGAGCCGATGGGAGGTGGTGTGGTTTTCGTGGGCGTCCCACTCCCGGAATGCCTCCGCTGCTCTTTCCAGGTACTGCGCCTGCAGCTCCGGTGTCAATGCCTGCCAGCGGCTGGTATACTCGTTTCTTTCTTCGCAGTCCTGTTCATAAAAGTTATGAGCAATAAAAGCCATCAATCTTTGTTCTTCTATCATATAAGTAACCAAGTGGTTCGCTAACTACGATACTGCAATAAATATAGGTTTTTATTTATTGTTTCCATTCTTGAAGCTAAGTAAGTTATTGTCTCGGTAACCTAGGGTTAAAAAAGATCAAATAACATTCTCCTAAAATACTCATTCCATCTAAAATAAGTAGCTGGTGGTATCTGTACAAGCCTTTCCCTCTTATGGTCATTAGGTTACCTCGCTACTGAAAAATTGAGAAGCGCTATGTTGGTAGGTTTTCAGAGTATAGCCTCAAGTCAATTTATGATCTTTTGATCAATAGAGGTGCAGTTGATATTTAATTCCCCAGCATGTACTAAACGAGGAGGTACGTCTAAAAACCACCCCCAGCCGAAATTACAGGGAAAGTCAAAAGATAGAAAGGATTCGATTTTTTGTTTGATTAGTATTAACTATAGTACAAGAGACTATTATAATTTCATATTGTGACTTAAAAATAATAGCCGCCCTTACTGGCGGCTATTATTTATTTCTTTGGACTTGATGGTGGTGTCTTGGGTGGCGGCGGTAGAGGCATTCCTCTTGTGCCTGGGTTGGGGTTGCTCGGTGGTGGGCTTGGTGGTTGTGGTGTTTGCTTTGCCATCTTCTTTATAATTTAATGTGCTTAAGGTTACAAATATTACTAAGGCAAATACTCCTATCCAAAGTGAAATGAAGGACGCAAAATTGAGACGCTTTATTAGCCTATTATAATGATACATTTTATCAAGCAATTTTAGGTATTGCTTACCCAGTTCTTCTGCTTCTTGAAAATCAATACTATCAAGCTTTTGATATTCAAGATATGTTGATTCGTGATATTTGCTAGAAAACCAGTGGGAGGTAAGGCTACCCATCAGTGTTAGTGTGAAAGTAATCCAAGAGCAGATCATGAGCCAAATGTATGGTGAATCTGCTCCTCCTAGTTTTTCAACAAAGGTTAGGGAGAGGGCTAAGGCACCTGAAGATATAAGTGTGAGGTTTTTGTCAAAAGCCTCTACACTTTTTGCCCATTGGCTTTTTAGGTCCTTGACAAATTCTATATGCTGTTCTTCATTCGTCAT